GCATTGTGGCCTGCACGCTTTGACGAGACAGACCTGGAGCGCATCCGTGGCGTGTTGGGGACGCAATCGTTTACTGCGCTCTATCAGCAGCGCCCCACGCCGTTAGAGGGTGGGCTGTTCAAGCGGGCGTGGTTCACCATCATCCACGCGCTACCTGTGGGCTGTAAGCTGGTGCGCTATTGGGACAAGGCGGCGACGCCGGGCGATGGCGACTACACCGTGGGCGCATTGTGGGCACGCAGCCCGGCAGGGCGTTTTATCTGCGTGGACATAGTGCGGGGGCAATGGTCGCCAGGGGAACGCGAGGCCATCATCCGCCAAACGGCGGCGCTAGACAGACAGGCATACGGCGGGGCGGTGTCCATTCGTGGCGAACAGGAGCCGGGGAGCAGTGGCGTGGAGTCGGCGCAAAACACGACCCGCAGCCTAGCCGGATATGATGTGCGCTTTGAGCGGGTGACAGGCGACAAACTGACACGCGCCATGCCCTTAGCAGCGCAGGCGGAAGCGGGCAACGTGGATATGCTGGCGGGACCGTGGAACGCAGCGTTTTTAGATGAACTGTGCATGTTCCCGAACGGGCGGCATGATGACCAGGTGGACGGCAGCAGCGGAGCATTTGCGAAATTGGCGTTAGCGGCGACCGCGCAGCAGACAGCCAATCCATTCTATCAGTAGGCGGTGATTCATGGCCTTACGTGACGCAATTAGTAACATCCTTTCCCCCCGGCAGCCGGAAACAGGCTTTTCGCCGCTGACCGATGCGCACAAGGCGCGGCGCGACCTCTACGCTGCCTTTTGGCGTTACTATCGCGGCCATCACCGCAAGGCGCTCAAGGTACGCCCCAACACGGCAGATGACAACGTGACGCTCAACCTCTCCAAGCGCATCGTCAACAAAGGCGTCCAGTTCCTCTTTGGCAAAAGCGTTGATTTTGAGATGGACGGCAACGACAGCGAGGAGCGTACGCGCGAGGAGGAATATCTTGACAAGGTGTGGGGGACGGACGAACAGAAGCACACGCTCTTGCAATGTATCGCGCTGAATGGCGGGGTGACAGGTACGCCGGTTGTGCGCCTGTACGAGCCAACGCCCAACATGGCGGACAGTCTGCCGCGCATCGTCAACATTGACCCGTCGTTGCTGGATGTCGTGACGAACGATGACGACATAGACGACGTGGTGAGCTACCGGCTGGTCTGGCGCAGCGGCGAACAGTGGAAGCGGCACCGCATTGATTTGCAGGACAATGGGCAGTGGTACGTAACTGCCGAGATGACGCGCCCTGGCTCGGCGCAATGGGTGACGATTGCCGAGGAGTCGGCGCTGTGGCCCTATGAGTTTGCGCCCATCATCACCGCGCAGAATCTACCCGCGCCCAACGAGTTCTGGGGTATGAGCGACTTGGAAGAAGCCGACATTAACGACGCCATCAACTTTACGGCGTCGAACATTGCGCGCATCCTCAAGTTTCACGCCCACCCCAAGACCATCGGCACAGGATTCAGCGCCACGGAACTGCAAAACACGGCAGTAGATGAGTTCTGGACGATTGCCGCGCCTGACGCCAAAGTGTTCAACTTGGAAATGCAAAGCGACCTCGCCAGCGCCTACAACTACCTCGCCATGCTCAAACAGATGCACGCCAAAGTGTCGGGCGTGCCTGACCTTGACCCTGCCATTGTCAACGTGGGCGCGCTGAGTGGCTTTGCCTTGCGCATCCTTTATGGGGATTTGCTGGAAACGACGCAGACCAAGCGCAACACCTACGGCGCGCTGTTGTCTGAGGTTAACCAACGCGTCTTGGCTCTTGCTAACCTAGCCGAGTATGGCAGCGCAATAGTCAAAAACGTGTGGCAAGACCCGCTACCGAGCAATGACAAAGAGCAGGCTGAGACGTTGAAGATTGACAAGGAAATGGGCCTGTCCACCGAGACATACCTGACGCGGCGCGGCTATGACGCCGAGCAGGAAATGGAAAAGCGCAAGGCAGACCAAGAGGAACAGCAAGCGACGTTGGCCGCGGCCATGACGAACAGTATGCGGGACTTCGACCAAGAGGGCAACGAGACGAGGGGATAGGCGCACATGAAATTGTGGAAGTTAAGCGCAATCAACAGAGATAATAGTCGTTACTTCGGGTGGGATACACATCAAGGCTTTGTGGTGCGTGCCGAATCCGAACAAAGAGCAAGGGAGATCGCGGCTGAGTACGCAGAGGGCGATTACTATAATCTGCCAACTCCCTGGACGAATCCCAAAAAAACATTGTGCGTGGAATTGTCCTTTGATGGCGACGAAGAAGTGATTTTGCATGATTATAATGCGGGATAACAAGCGCCACGCCGATAATTGGGTTGAGAAAATGTTTCTTTAACCAACCTATTTTGACGTGCTTTTAGCTTATATGTGCTATGCGGAGAAGTCCTAAATGTGGTATAATTTAGACACCTCAAATAGAAAAAGTGGCAGCGGCGATGTTACTAGCATCCCGCTGCCTGACACCAGAAAGGGTAAGTTTCTGATGCAACTTCATTTTACGTTCCCCAAGCAATCTGCGCAAAAAGACGAAGAATGGCGCGAGCTACCTGGTAGTGAAGGACGCTACGAGGTATCGAACTATGGGCGCGTCCGTTCCTATCGTTACCGCAAGCAATGGCATACCGAACCGCTATATCTCAAGAACTTTGTTTCTAATATCGGCTATCTGTTTCACCGACTCCGTATTGGTGGGGTGGACAAGAACTACTCGGTGCATCGCCTGGTAATGCTTGCCTTTGTTGGGCCGTCCGAACTGGAAGTCAATCACAAGGATGGCAACAAGACGAACAACCATATCAGCAACCTCGAGTATGTGACCCACCGAGAAAATGCGCGCCACGCTCGGCATGTACTTGGCAAGTGGATAGGGCAGACCAGGGACAAGGTAGAGACTGACCGCGATAGGGAGATCCGCGCGTTGGCGGCGACTGGTATCAGCCAACACGAAATCGCACGCCGTTACGATGTTAGCCAGCCTTATGTGTCTTATATCGTGCGGGGCTTAGTCAGGCCATCCGCGCAAGAAGAATAACCATGCCAGACTCAACCGTCATCACCGTCATGCGCCAGTGGAAAGCCGCCTTGCTGCGCGACGAACGCGCTCAAATGCAAGAGATGGCGCGGCGTTGGTTGGGCGTCGAGCGGCGTCTCATGGGCCAAATGGAGGCGCTGGCGTGGCAGATGGATGCTATCAAGCGCGATGGGGGCACAGTGTCGCGTGAACTCCTGATGGACGACGCGCGTTATAGGCAGCTTCTGGTGCAATTGACAGGGGAGTTGGAACGCTACAGTGATTACACGGCGCGCACCATCGCCGACCGCCAACGACAGCTTGCACGACTGGGTATCGCCCATGCCGAGAACGCTATCACCGCGCAGGGCATCACGGCGGGCTTTAACCGTCTGCCCGTGGAGGCCGTGGAGTACATGGTCGGGCTGACAGGCAGTGGTTCGCCACTGCGCACGCTGATCGCACAGTCGTGGCCCCTGGCTGCCGATGGGCTGACGCAGGAGCTTATTAACGGCGTGGCGCTTGGCTACAACCCGCGCAAGACGGCGCGCTTGATGGCCCAGGGCGCAACAGGCAGCCTGGATAGGATGATGGTCATTAGCCGTACTGGAACCCTGAGAGTTTATCGCCAGGCCAACCGTGAGAGTTATCTAGCTAGTGGCGTCGTCAACGCTTACAAGCGCCTAGCTACACACGACAGCCGAGTCTGCGCCGCCTGCCTGATGGACGAAGGGCATACCTACGAGCTAGGCGAAGAAATGCCCGAACACCCGCAGGGGCGCTGCACGATGGTGCCGCTGGTGGAGGGTATGCCTAGCCCCAAGTGGAAGTTGGGGCGCGAGTGGTTCGAGGAACAGCCCGCCGACACGCAGCGCGACATTTTAGGCAAGGGGCGCTACTACGCCTGGCAGAATGGCGACTTTGATTTGGGCGAGATTGTGACCGTCAAGCCCAACCCGATTTGGGGGCCATCTATCGCGGTGACGCCGCTACGGGAGTTGGCATGATAACGCGCATCCTATCCTATTTCGGCCTGACCCTGGTATCGCTTGACCTGGTGGCGCGGGCGTTGGCGTCTGACCTACTGCGCACGCACAACATTGACGTGCTAGATGAGTACGGTACATTGCAGGAATTGCGGCGGCGTTATGTGCTGGTGGCAGTAGAGACAGGCTTGCCGGTGACGGTGCAGGCGCAAGTCGCACAGATGGCATGGGGGTATATCGTGGCGGCGCGCAGCACGCAGGCGCAACCCACCCACCGTAAAGAGTTCAGTTTTTATGGCTAGGGCGCAAATAGGCGCAGAGAGGGGTATTGATTCGCATGGGGCTGCATGATATAATCAAACCAACTTATGTCCGTCTGCTGCACAAAAACGGACGTTTTGCGGCGAACTTTGATTACCAGCGCGGCATTGTGCAGTTTGTTGACCGCGGCGGCACTATCGAATATGACCTAGTGGCTCTCGCCGAACAAGTGCGACAGCACGACACAGCAGAGGCCGCGCCGCAACAGTAGGACGTTGACAATACCATACAAGCGCAAGTCTAGGCGCATCGTACCGAGAAAACGCAAGGGGCGTATCGGCAACGATGCGCCTTTTGTTTTGCTAAAGGCAAACGATGGAACAGTCAAAGACGCTAGACATAGCCGAATACCGCCAGTACCCGCCGCTGCAAGTGACGTATGCACAAATCGTCGCCATTCTAGGGCCGCTGACACTGGGCTACGCTTGGGGCGAAAATACCATCCGCGACTTGTGGCTGATGGGCGCGCCAACGCCGGACAGCACGCCGACAAACGAGCGGCGCATTGTCTTTCCGGCACAGTTGGCGAAATGGCTTGAGGACGTATTGACGAAACAGGGCAGGCCCCTGGACGAAGCGGCGAAAGCCTATTTGGAGTTGAGGAAACATAGCACATGAGCGATGAACTGCTGCCCCAGGCGGGCGGCGACGAACCCACCGATGAACAGGCGTCATCTGGTAATGATGAGATTGCCAAGTTGCGGCGCGAAGCCGCGAACTGGCGAACGAAATTTCGCGACCTTGAAGGCAAATGGAAAACAGCCGAGCCGGTCTTGACTGAATACCAAAAGGCACAAGAGGCGCAAAAGAGCGAGGCCCAGAAGCTAGCCGAACGACTAGCCGAGGCCGAACGCAAAGCCGCGGACAGCGATAGTATGGCGCAGCGGGCGATGCGGGAAGCCAAACTGGTGCGACTGGCGACCAAAGCGGGGGTAGACCCGGACGTTGCAGGCTTGCTCGATCTCTCCAAGCTGGACTTGGATGATGAAAAGGCAACCCTAGAAACGCTCGGCAAACTCGCAGCGGCACGCCAAACGGCGAATGGGGCCAGCAACCCGGCGCGCAACGGCGCGCAGCGGGAAACCGATGAGGAGCTACGCAAATTCTATTTTGACGGTGGGCGTAGCAAGCCGACGATCTTTGGAGGGTAATTATGGCAGTGACACAACTCTCCGACCTCAACAGCCTGTTTAACACGATTTACGAACGGGCGATGTTTGTGGCGCGAGAAGCTAATTTGATGACCGGGCTGATTACCAACAAATCAGCGACGGGGTGGATGGATCGCAATGTCTCCATCCGCCCGCAAGTGAGCGCGGTGAGTGTGGGCGAGACTGAAGATTTTAACAGCCCCACCACCTTTGGCAAGTCCACCCTGGCAACCATTTCGCCGGGTGAAATTGCCGCCCAGGTGGTACTCACCGACCGCGACATGGAAACCGACCCTGACGGGGCGCGCTCTGACGCCGAGTTTGAACTGGGTATGTCGGTCGCGACCAAGATTGACACCGACCTGGTGGGGCTGTTCTCCAGCTTCAGCACGGACAAGGGCGACGGGGGCGGCGGTACTGCCACCTTCGAGAACTTTGCCGCGGGCTGTGCGGTGGTGCGCAACAACAGCAAGGGCAGCGATGGCAACCCCGTAGCCGTCTTGCATCCGTACCAGTGGCATGATCTCTGGCTGGAACTCGGCAAGCCTGCCGCGACCTACCCGAATCTGTCCGACGTGACCACCCAAGCCCTGCGCGATTACTACGTGACGAGCTTGCTGGGTGGGGTGCGCATTTTCACCTCATCTAACATCACCAGTGGCACGGCAGCGGTCGGCGGCATCTTCACACGTAACGCCATTTGGTTAGACACTCGCCGCCCGGTGCGCATGGAGCCGGAACGCGACGCCAGCGCCCGCGCTTGGGAACTGAACATCAATGCGGGTTACGGCTACGGGCTGGTGCGCTCTACCTATGGTGTCAAGTTTACGACTGACGCCAGCGAGCCGAGCTAGGAGGAATGACAATGCTTGCAGGATATAACCATGAAGTGACGAACGTCACCGTCGTCGCAGGCAGTGCAACCAGCGGAACTACGTTTTTCCCCGTACTGCGTGCGCCCTATGGCGGGTTGACGGTCAAGGCGGCTTACGTTGCGGCCAACGCCGCAGTAGTGGCCAACGGCTCGAACTATGTGACATTCAATTTGATGGATGCGGGCGCAGCGGGCACGGCTACAACCAGCATCGGCACCGCGGGCGGCACCGCGGGCGTCACCGTGGCCCCGGCTGCGATGACGATCAGCAGCAACGGCCTGGATAGCGGGGACTACCTCAATGTCAAGGTTGGCAAGATTGGCTCGATCTCGGAGAACGAGTTCTCGATCATCATCGAGTGGGTACACGGGCAAGGATAAATCACTATGGCCGCGCGGTCTGGGATGGCTGACATTATCAGCCAGGTAAGACAACTGGCAAACACCGGCACTGCCGACTATACGGTCGGTTCTGTGTCTATGTGGTCTGACGATCAATTGCAGACCATTCTCGACCGCGTGCGCGTAGAGGTTTGGGACGAACCCGTTTCGGTGGTGCCGACCGTCAACAGTGGCGGCACGACCGAGTACAAAGAGTACAGATTGCCGCGTGCGTGGTGGGAGCAAACCACCGGCGGCACGGCAATCTTTTACTTGCGCGATAGCAGCGGGGCGCGCATCGGCACCGCCAACTACACGATCGATTACCAGTATGGACGTGTGAGCTTTGGCGCTGACCAGGCGGGCAGCGTGCGTTATGTGACCGGGCGCAGCTATGACGTGTATGAGGCGGCGGCGCGTGTGTGGGAGCAAAAGGCCGCGCACGTCGCCGACCAGTTCGACTTTAGCGCGGACGGGGCCAGTTTCAAGAACAGCCAGCGCGTTGCGCAGTACCTAAACATGGCCCGGCAAATGCGCAGCCAAAGCAACAGCGGCGGCGTGAGTACGGCACGACTGGGGCGCAACGACGTGAACGAAAGCGAATGGCCTGAGTCAAGCGTGAGGTCAAATCGTGTTGATTTCTAACGGCGACCTAACGTGGATGCGCGCCACGCAAGAGTTAGCCCAACCCGGTACGGTGGTCATCGAACGCTATACCTATACCAGCGATGGGCAGGGCGGCTACAGCGAAGTGTGGGCCGCGGTCGGCACCGCAGTAGGGCGCATTTCCCCGATGGTGCGACGCGGTGCGAGTGAGATTGTAGCGGGCGCGCAGGTGATCAGCGAAACAAGTTGGTTTGCGACGTTCCCGGTGGGCACGAACGTCACCGCCAAAGACCGCTTGCGCTACAACAGCCGCACGTGGGAAGTGATGCGCGTCAACAACGATGAAATGTGGCAAACTTGCGTGCGCTGTGAATTGACCGCCCATAACGAAGAGGCCAGAGGCTAATGGGCCTAAGTATTCCACTGACCACGGTTAATGATGCGGCTAATATGCTTTTCGGTGACGCCGTATTCGAGAGCGAGTTCACGTTGCAGAATACCACCCGCCGCATAACGAGCGCGGATTTCGTCAACCTGCTTTTCGGTCAATTTGGCATGGGCGTGCGTTTCACCATGCGAATGACGGCCTTTTTCGCGCATGTCGCGCAGGTTGTCGTTACCTGTACCCAAAAAGAGATGGGCGGGATTGACGCAGGATGGATTGTCGCAACGGTGGCAGACAAAAAGGTTGTCGGGGATAGGTCCAAAATGAAGTTCGTAGGAAACACGGTGCGCGCTACCGCGTTGGTGGCTATGCAGCTTTATTTGACCGTAACCTTTGCGGTCAAGCGAGCCTTGCCATTTCCAGCAATCGTTGGGGCCGCGTTTGCTTACCTTTTCCCAGAAGCGAACGGCAAGCGGGCGAGTGGCAGCGGGTTGATGGCCGCTAATGTATTTGCGTTGTTGGCTTGGAAACTTGGCAATGGGGACGGGCTGATTACAACCGCAGGCGCAACGTATGATACGATCACTCATGTCGAAAAGCTCCTTTCAGCTTTCGGCCAAAGCCGGGGACGTTACCAGCGTCGCTCGGCTATTTCTATTGGTTCCACAGGTGTAATTGTACCACAGATAGGCGTTTTAGCACAGGCGCGGAGGGCGCAATAATGTCCAAATTACGCATGCTTTACTCTTCCAATAGTTTCTGGGCGCGTTCGGGGTATGGAGTTCAAGGCGCTAGCCTCTTGCCACGTTTGGCGGAGTTGCCAGAATTTGGCGGCACACCAGGCAGTGAGAAAGGGCGCAGCAACATCGCTGGTTTTTTTTGGTATGGTTTAGCCGGTGGAACACAGAATTTTAATGGCTTCCATTGTTACCCCGGCGTGGGCGACCCCTACGGCAACGATGTGATTGGCGCGCACATGCGCGATTGGGGCGCGAACTGGTTGGTGTCGCTGATTGACGTGTGGGTGATGAACGATACCGTCAACAAGGTCAAGCCCGCCCTCTGGACGCCGTGGCTCCCTATTGATCATGACCCTGTGCCGCAGCGCGTGTTGGACTGTTTAGCAGGCGCGCATTTGCCGCTAACGTATGCCAAGTGGGGACACAAGATGTTGACCGACGCGGGCGTAGCCAACCACTATATCCCGCATGGCGTGGAGCCGACCATCTACAAGGTGATTCCCGACCGCGCCAAGATTGCCGAGTTTAAGCGCCGTTTGACAGGCATAGACAACGCGCATTTGTCGGTGATGGTCAGCGCTAATAAGGGATTTCCAGACCGCAAGTGGTTCCAGGGGCAGCTTCGCGCCTGGGCAGAGTTTGCCAAAGACAAGCCCAACGCGCGCCTGTATCTGCACACCGAGCCAACGCCCATGTATGGCGGGCTTGACCTGATGGGCTATGCCCAAATGCTTGGCATCCGCGAAAAGACAATTTTCGTAGACCGCTACAAGAACGCGATGGGCTACCCGCCGGAATACCTGAGCTTGGTCTTTAACGCCGCTGATGTGCTGTTGCAGGTCAGCATGTCCGAGGGCTTCGGCATTCCCCTGATTGAAGCGCAGGCGTGCGGCTGCCCGGTGATTACGACCAACTTTAGCGCCATGCCGGAACTGGTGCGGTGGGGCCATTTGGTTGACGTGCAGGAGATGGTACTCACGCCGATGATGGCGTTCCAAGCCCTGCCAAGTGCGCGCCACATGGTGCAGCAAATGCAGCGACTGTACGAGTCGTGGGAAGTGTGCGGCGGTGACTGGCCGATCAGCAAGCGTCTGCAAACGTCTAAGGCCATCCACGACGAATACGATTGGGACGCCATCGTGCGTGACCAGTGGGCGCCGCTCGTGACCCGCATCGCCAACGAAGCGCCACCGCTAGACACACGCTTTACGGTGGGTGGGGTAGAAGTACCGCACCCCGTCCAAGACGACGCCCAGGGCTTTGTAGACGTGCTGAACGAGGAACTACGCAGCCGCGACATCGCCCAGGAATTGCGCGACGACACCGAACGCCTGGCGCAAGCCAAGCCCAAGCGCCGTGTCGCCCCGCTAACACCAGAGGCGGTGACGGCATGAGCATCGCCGCCATTATTGTGGGGATTGACGGGTGGGAACAGTACACCAAGCCGCTGGTGGAGAGCATCAAGCGCCATGAGCCTGAGTGCCTTGTCACGGTTGTGGATAATGCCAGTAAGGTGCCATATGGCAGTTACGACTGGAACTTTGATGCGGCATTGCTGCGTACCGAGCGACTATGCTATAGCGCGGCAATTAATTGCGGCAAACAATATATAGACGCCGACTGGTACATTGTCTTGTCCAACGACGTGTTATGCACCGGGCCATTTGCGCATTTGCTAGAGGCTTACGGCGGCGGCGATTTGGTCGGGCCGCTGATGAAAGACGAGCTAGGCTTTCCATACCTCGAGGGATGGTGCGTGTGCGTGCATGGTGCGGCATGGGCACCGTGGGACGAACGTTTCTTAGGGTCAGACTACGAGGACGTTGCCTATTCGACCGCGGCGCGGCAACGGGGCTTTGGGCTAGTGGAAGATAGAGACTTGCCATTTAAGCACCTCGACCAGCGCCAACGCTATACCATCGTCCAAGACTTTGCGGGCAAGAACGCGCACAATCGCGAATTGTTCCTGCGCGAATATGCGGCGGTGCGCTCATGAATATCATAATCGCCAACGGGCCTGGCATCCTAGACAGCGGCAAGGAAGTCATTCTCTTTCCGTCGCGTTGGGACAGTGGCGTACCCGGCAAAAAGCCGTTTGCGTTCTATCCCTACGAACTGGCCGCGCTATCTGCCCTGCTCAAGCGCGAACTGCCGGGGCAAAGCGTCACCATGCTAGATGGCAACCTGGAGGGGTGGGACGGGGACAGGTACATTCGCGAGATAAGCGCGCTCAAGCCCGACGTGCTGATTACCGAGTGCAGCGCCCTGACCTACCCGACCATGACGCGGGTACTGCAAGCCGTCAAGCCGCGCACCTCTATTCTGTGCGGGCCAATGGGCGGCTACGATGCGGAACGCGCTTATCTGGACGGCTGGGAGCATGTGGTACGTGGTGAGTACGAACTGAGGGTGTTGAACCTGTTGGGCGTAGATGTGCCGGTAGAAGCGCGCACCGAGGCGGGGCTAATTAACCTGGACTGGTTGCCCTGGCCGGAAGATGAGGACATAGACCGCAGCCGCTACTACGAGATCAACCACTACGCGCCGCCTGCCAGGATTCAACTCTATGCAACGCGTGGTTGTCCGCTATCCTGTACCTTTTGCGTCGTGCCGACCTATTACGGCGGGCATGGCAAAAGCCACCGCAGCCACCGCACGCGCGACGTGCAAGACGTGTGCGACGAAATCGTGTATCTGGCGGCAAAGTATCCAAACTTTCGAGGATGCTACTTTAACGAGGAAGCGCACAACGCTAACGCCGAGTGGTTTGCTCAGTTCTGCACAACGCTGATCGCGCGGGGACTCAACCGCTACGAATACGACGCCATGTGTGGCATGTGGACATTTACGCCCGAACTGGTGCAGTTAGCCAAGCGTGCGGGCTATCGTCAAATCCGCTTTGGGCTGGAATCTACCAGCGAGGCGGTGGGCAAGGCCATCAAAAAGACCTTGCACCGCGACAAGACAGAGGCATTTCTCGGATGGCTCAAGGACGCGGGGATTGGGGCGTATGCCACCATCCAAGTCGGCGCGATGGGCAGCACCGAGGAAAGCGACCGCGCCACGCTTGCCGACGTGAAAGAATGGATACGACGCGGCATGATCCAGAAGTGGCAGCTTTCGACCAGTACACCGCAGCCCGGCACGCCGTTTTGGGAACAGGCCAAACGCGAGGGCTGGTTGATGACGGAAAACGTCGCCTTGCTGGACGGCTACCGCGCTAACGTCAGCTTTCCTGACTATCCCGCCGAGCGCATCCAGGCGGTGCGGAATGGGGCGGGGTTATGAACGCGACCGGAATGTTACAACTCACTGAGCAACTCATCGAGACGGGGGACGGGCATTTTTATCGCCATATTACTGATGCCAAGTTAGTCGAGGGGCCGCCTATCGTACTGGTGAGCGATAGGACACTCAACATCTTGCCGGATTATGCCATCGCGATGGACGGGGAACTTGTACAGCTAGGCGAATTGGTCTTGCGCCGTACGATTGTGCGCGATGTAGCTGCGTGTGCAGAGTATTACTACATCGTAGATGGCGGTCTTGCCCACTGGTTGTACTGGCGCATCAACGAGGCGCTGGAACTGGTCTGGGCGCGCGTTATTTTGACGTTGGCGGTGTGGCGGTTGGCCGAATGGCCGCGAGAAGGGGCCGTGCCGTCGTGGGGCGATGTTGCGCGGAGGTGGCGGCGATGACGACCTTTATAGACCCGCGCGCCAAACTGTTTCAGCACATGACGACGCTTGACCTGATTAAGCAGGGGCAACGTCCTGCACCTGTCAACGTGGAGATTGACCTGTCGAACAGGTGTTCTCTAGGCTGTGCCTGGTGCCACTTTGCGTACACGCACACGCGCGGGCCATTAGCGGGCAAGGTCGGCAAGCCACACGGCGCGATAGACGGCGGCGATTTAATGGACTATCCGTTAGCCATGAGCATCTTGGAGCAGTTGCGCGCCACGGGCGTCAAGTCTGTTACCTGGACAGGCGGCGGCGAGCCTACGCTGCACCCGCAATTTAACGACGTTGTTGCGGTGGCGGCAGGCATGAATTTGGAACAAGGCATGTACACGCATGGCGGGCATATAGACGACACACGCGCCAAGCTACTCAAAGAGTCCTTTGCCTGGGTCTACATTTCGCTTGACGAATGTACGTCAGAAACGTATAAGGCCAGCAAGGGTGTGGACAGGTTTGACGCCGTATGCGCCAACGTGCGGCGGCTGGTAGAGGCGGACGGGAACGCGACCATCGGCGTAGGCTTTTTGCTGCACCCGCACAACTATCACCAGGTGCGCGAGATGGTCAAGCTGGGGCGCAGCCTGGGCGTAGATTATGTACAGTTTCGGCCAACCATCCAGTATCGACAGGATGCGCCGGGCGAACTAGCCGAGGATACCCAATGGATCACCTGGGCGGTGGGTTGGCTCAACGAATTTGCCGGGGACAGCTTTGTGCAGGTGGACATTGCCCGCTTTCGCGAATATCAGACCTGGAACGGGCATGGCTATCCAACGTGCTACTGGTCGGCGTTGCAGACAGTCATTACGCCCAACGGCAAGGTGTGGCGCTGCACCAACAAGCGCGAACATCCTGACGCCCTACTAGGCGATTTGAGTGTGGAGAGTTTTGCTGAGGTGTGGGCGCGCAGCGGCGGGCCTTGCGCCACCGACAGCACTTGCCGGTTAATGTGCCGCGGGCATATTGCCAATACGACCTTGACGCCGCTGATGGCGCAACACGCCCACGGGAATTTTATTTAATGGCACGCAGTATGCAGCTTGACACAAAGGTGCTAGACGCCATCATCAAAAACTTGGACGGCAACGTAGCTGAAGCCGTGGCAAAGGTGGCGTTTGCGGTCGAGGGGCGCGCTAAAATCAATGCGCCGGTGGATACAGGGGCATTGCGGGCCAGCATCTACACCAGTCTCAAGGGCAGCAATAAGTTTGACGATGCGCGCGCCAATGCCATCCAACGCAGCAACCGGCGCAATGGTGCGGGGCGCGTGCAACTGCTCGAGAGTGGCGACTTTGTACCACTGCCCATGCCGACCAGTGACGCCGTTGCCTATGTGGGGCCGAGTGTCGAGTATGGCGCGGCGGTAGAGTTGGGCAGCGTCAAGCGCGGCGGCACGCCCTATCTGTTGCCCGCCATGCGCCAAGTTGAGGCGGACATGCGTAAAGAACTGGGCAAGGCGGTGAGCAATGGCAAATGACTTTGCGCTGGTGGGCAGCGCGCTCATGGGGCGGCTTGGCACCGTGCAATATACCTACACGACCAACAGTGGCACCGCCATCACGGGCAGCGTCAACGTCTATAACATGATGGCCCCACAAGAGACGCATCCGCCCTATATCGTGTTTCAGCACGCCGCCAGCGGGGACGAGTATGCGTTTGGTGCGCGTGGGGAGTCGTTGGACTACATTGTCAAAGTTGTGAGTAACCGCGCCTACCCTGGCGCGCAAGCCTATCCCATTTACGCGACCGCGCACGACAACTTGCAGGATGCGCCGCTTTCGATTGGCAGCGCCACCCTGATACGTTGCAGGCGACAAAGCCGCTTCGAGTACAAAGACGAGAAGGGCTATTCGCACACGGGCGGTATCTACCGAATAGATTACTGGGACTAGGGTACACGTAGGACAACCACATAGGAGGCGCAAAGGCGCAATCAACGGACGCGAGAGGCGTGTGACGATTGCGCTTTTTGTTTGCTAACTAGGAGGTTTTGAAATGGCAGGGCCTTATAGCGGTACCGCAGGGTCAGTGGTTTTGGTCAGTGGGGGCACAACCCTCGTCGGGTGGGTGACAGAGTGGAGTCTGGATAAGTCGCTGGAAACAGTAGACACCACGTCGTTTGGCAACAACAACCGCACGCGTATTCCTTCGATTAAGGACGCGACGGGCAGCTTCACGGGCAGCTTTGATGACGCGGACACAGCGCAATCGGCGCTGATTACCGCGTTTGAGAACGGCACGTTCGTAGGCTTGCGGTTGTATGTCGGCACCGCCAAGTATTTCAACATCGGGTCGGCGGTCATTACCGGCTACAACCCGACGATGGCGGTGGATGGCAAGGCAGATATTGAGTATGCGTTTGAGTCTAACGGTAGTTCAGCACTGGTCTAAGGGGAATTATGGCATACCTAACAAAAGCCGACTTTTTGGCGGGCATTACACTCAAGCCGCAGGATTTGGAAATAGACGGGTTAGGGACGGTGCAGGTGCGCGGTCTGGGTTTGGCAGAAATGAACGAGATTCGCGCCGCGATTGGCGACAATGAACTGCTGCTGGTGGTGCATGGCGCGCATCGGGGGTTGGTCAACCCACAGTTGAGTCTGGAAGATTTGGCGCTGTTGGGTCAGGCCAACCCGCTGGTGGTGTCGGAAATCGGCAAGAAAGTTTTTGAGATCAGCGGCATGGGGCAAGAGGCAGGTGACAGCCCTTTGGCTGGTGGTGGTTCCTAGAACCACCCGACCCGGCCAACCCCACGACCGCCAAACCTAGCGAGGGTTACGCTTTGTTTGCCAACGCGGAACGGCTACACATGACCGTCGCCAAACTGGTGACAGGTCAGGACATGCCCATAAGCAACCTGGAGATGGCGTTGTATGGCACGTTTGACAAGGTTAAGCAGCGGCTCGACGTGCAGCGCAAACGCGCCGAGGGGCAGGGCGGCAAAGGCGGCAGACGCCGCTAGTTACATGCGCTCGACAATGGCATCGTGGCAGCGGCGCGTTTTGCCGCTGCTGAAGAAAGCATACCTAAATGTCTTGCCGTCGTTGGTTTTGATTTCTAGGCGCTTTGTCCATTGCCCGACGCCAATCAGCGCGATGTTGCGGTAGGGGATGACCCGGCGCTTTTGCAGGGGCCAAATGCCGTCGCGGATTTCGAGGCGATTATCGTGAACATCAATGCGTAGAATCATGTTGGCGAATTTCATGCGGCCTCCTGTGATGAGTGGCGGGTGATGATCTCATCATAGCATAACCCGATTAAGGGGTGATGTAGTGGCAACAGAAATTGCGAGTTTTTTCGCCAAAATCGGGGCTGACGTTGGCGACTTCGAGAAGGGATTGCGCGGCGTCAAGTCGGATATGTCCTCGCTGGAAAAGACCAGCGCCGCGCTCGGCACCGCGTTTAAGGCGGCGTTTGCGATCGGCGTGGCGGGGGCTGTGGCCTTTGGCGCGGTCATCGGCAAGACGGTCAAGGCCGCGGCTGACTTTGAACAGGGCGTAGCGGACATCGGGGCGATGATGTCGCTAACTGCCGAAGATACAGCCACGCTGGGCGATCACATCATGGATTTGGGGCTTGACCCCAAGCTCAAGGTCAGCGCGGGCGAAGCCACTGACGCGATTATGGCACTCGGTACGGCTGGCCTATCCGTCACCGAGATTATGGGCGGCGCGTCCGAGGCAACGGTACTCCTAGCTAATGCTACTGCCGCCGACTTTGGCAACGCCGCGACGATTGCCACCGACGTGATGGGGCAATTTAATATCAAGGCCGGCGACATGAAAAGCGCCGTTGACCAAATCA